AAAGCCTACCCCGAACTTGAGGAAAAAATAAAAGACCTCAAGCAAGAGCAATCTTTATTAAATTAACCTCTTGCAGGGTGCATTTTAGCACCTTCTCCCTTAAAATTTCTTATATAAAATCCCTCTTATAGAAAAATTTTCTTTCTTACATTTATTTTAAAATCCTGCCAAAATTCAACTAAAAAAGAAAGGATTGAGTTTTGGCAGAAATAACCGACTATTTAAATCTTACCCTATCACAACAACTCGTTGAGGTTCGCTCTGCCATCTCAAAAGCCCAAAAAGCCCAATCCTACAAAATAAACGATAGAGAGGCAGTTAGAGCCAATCTTGAAACTCTATACAGAAGAGAAAAAGAGTTACTTGCAAAAATAGCAAGATATGGAGCTGACTATATAGAGGGGACTAAAAAAACCACTAGAACCCCATTTAAGATGGTAGGTGCAAATGTCAAGTTTTAAAATCCCTACTCCAAATCTACTAGATAAAACCATAGCCCTTTTTTCTCCAAAGATGGCACTAGAGAGGTTGCAATATAGAGCTAGATTTGAACATCTAAGCTATATTGGAGCTTCCCACAATAGAAGAGCCACAAGAAGCTGGAGGGCAGAGGGTGGAAATAGTGATACTGATGATTTGCCATACTTAGACACTCTTAGATTTAGAAGTAGAGACCAATATCGAAATAATGGTTTGGTTACAGGTGCAATCCATACCAAAGTAGTATCAGCTGTTGGCACAGGGCTTACTGTGCAATCTCAAGTGGATTATAAATATTTAGGTATTAGCGAAGATGAGGCTATGGAGTGGGAAGAGAGAGCTGAGAGAGAATTTAACTTTGTAGCTAAATCTAAAAATGCTGATGCCTCAAGGACTCAAAACTTTTATGATATGCAATTTACTGCACTGGTGAGCATGTTTGTTAGTGGAGATGTCTTTGCACTTATGCCGATGATAAAGAGAAAAGGGGCAATCTATCAAACATCTCTAGCTTTAATTGAGGCTGATAGAGTCTGTAATGAGAACTTTCAGATAGATAGTAGTGAACTAGCTGGAGGGATAAAAGTTAATGAGCTAGGAGAGCCTATTGAGTATCATATTTTGAAGCAACACCCATTTGGAGTTGATTACTCCATCAATAGGGAGTGGATAAAAGTCCCTGCCTATGGAAAAAAGAGTGGGAGATTAAATGTTATCCACCTCTTTAAAAAGGTGCGACCAGAGCAGAGAAGAGGTGTTCCAATCTTAGCACCTGTGCTAGAAAAACTCAAACAGCTAGATGATTACACCAATGCAGAGCTTACATCAGCCCTAATTAGTGGGCTTTTTACTGTCTTTTTAAAAACCACTCAAGAAGCTCCAGAGGAAGATGAGGATATTGGAGATTTAAATCTTACAGCTGGAGGGATTACAAAACTTTACGCTGGAGAAGATATTGCACTAGCCAATCCAAACCGACCAAATACAGCCTATGACCCTTTTACTACTGCAATTTTAAGACAGATAGCAATAGGGCTAGATATGCCTTATGAGGTGCTGATTAAACATTTTCAATCCTCCTACACATCAGCAAGGGCTAGTTTTTTGGAGGCTTGGAGGATTTACAAATATGATAGAGCTTTAATTGCTAAAAATTTCTGTCAGCCTTTTTATGAGGCAGTTATAGAGGAGGCAATCTTACTTGGAAGATTAAAAGCAGATGGATTTTTGGAAGACCCATTTATTCGACAGGCATATTTAGGGACTACCTGGAGCGGCCCATCTGCAGGACAAATTAATGAAAAGGTAGAGACAGAAGCCTCTCAACTAAGAGTTGAAAATGGCTTTTCTACTGCAGAGATTGAGAGTGCAAATATTAATGGGAGTGATTACGCAACAAATATGAGAAGAAGAAAAAGAGAAAATGAGATGATGATAAGTGCCACACCTCCAGAGCTTAGAGGGGGTAAAAGATGGGCAAAGGAGAAAGCAAAAAATGGAAATTGATTTAAATCAACAGCTAAGTTTTCACTCAAAATTTGAGGTTGTAGATGAAGAGAAAAAAAGAGTTTCGTTTATTTTAAGTGATGAGACTATTGTAGATAGGGGTTGGTTTAGTATGCAACTTTTGCACAATCCAGAGAACATAGACCTCTCCAGAGCCAATATCTTAAAAGTCTTTTTTAACCACGATAGCCGAAATCTTCCTATTGGAAAGTGGGAAAACTTAAGGGTAGAAGATAAAAAGCTAAAGGGTGATGCACTCTTTGACCCTAATGATGATTTTGCAATGAAAATCTTTGAAAAGATTAAAGGTGGATTTTTAGAGAGTGTGAGTGTGGGAGTCTCAATTTTAAAATATGATGTAATCCAAAGAGATAACCAAAACGACCTATTTAAGGTTAAAAAGTGGGAGATATTTGAAGCTTCTATTGTGAATATTCCTGCAATTCCAACTGCAAAAGTTGGACTAGAAAAACTAAAAAAACAAGGAGAGAAAAGAGAGATGACTTTAGAGGAGTTAAAAAAAGATAACCCAAATCTTTTTAATGAAGTTTTAGAGCTTGGAAAAAAGGAGGAGAGAGAGAGGCTAAAAGCTATAAACAAGATTTTAAATCCAGAGTTTGCAAAAGAGCTTCAGGAGAAAATCTATGATGGAAAAAGCACAGCTGAAGAGATAGAGCTAGAGCAGTATAGAAAGATGTTTAAGCTTCAGCAAGAAAAACTCAATCAAGCAAAAACATCTATCTTTGAAGATGGGGTATCTTTAGGAAAGCAAACTTTAGAGCTGGAAGTAGGAGAAGTGGAAAAGAGCAAAAAGGAGCAAAAGAGAAAGCAAGAAGAGGAGCAGTTAAAAGCAGATATGGAAGCAATGCTTAGTGGAGTAAAAAGGAGAGTAGATGAGTGAGGTTTATGTTCCAGATAATCTAATTGCAGATAATAGTTTTCCTCTTACCACAGAGGTTGTAACTATTAAAGCAGACCAGATTTTAAAAAGAGGTGCAGTCTTGGGAAAAGATAGTGATGGGAAATATCTATTATCCCTCTCTACTGCATCAGATGGAAGCGAAATTCCAAAGAGAATTTTATTTGAAGATATTGATACAACAGGAGCTGATGGAGAGGCAGTAGTTTTTAAGAGTGGGGTATTTAACTCAAATTCTCTAACCATTGGAGCAGACCATACAGCAGAGAGCATAAAAGATGACCTCTGGATACAGGGCATTGAAATTCGCACAAATAGTGTAAAAGGAGCGTAGATGAACCCGTTTTTAAGGCAAAACATAACTGCTGTTGTAGAGCAGATGTATCCAGTAAAAACTGGATTATTAGATTTATTTTGGGGTAATAAAGAGGCAGAGCCAAGCGATACAAAAGAGGTAACAATAGAGATTATAAAGGGCAATAGGGGTTCAGCAGTCTATTCTGCAAGAGGAACAGCAGGAAACCAAGTGGAGCATACAGGATATGAACAGATGACCCTAACACCTCCTTATATTAGTGAAAAGATAGTAACTCAAGCTGGGGAGCTTTTTTTTAAAGATGTAGGAGACAACCCATATAAAAAGAAGAGCCAAAGAAAAAGGGCTTTAAGGAGATTAGGAGAGGATTTTGAGACTCTAAAGAGTAGGGCTGTAAGGGCAAAGCTATTACAGGCTAGAGACCTACTTAACTCTGGAAAGATTACATATAGTGTAAATGGCAAAGATTATGAGATAGATTTTAAAATGCCAACCGAACACCAAATCACTCTTGATACAGATAATGTCTTTACAAATGAGGATAAGAGCGACCCAATCCAAATTATTAAAAGCCACAAGAGAAAGACTGTAGAGAGTTCTGGACTTACTCCTGATGTAATTGTTATGGGGGCTGATGTGCTAGATGCTTTTTTCGCTCACCCAAAGGTAAAAGCCTACTATGACAATAGAAGAATGGTAATTGAGACAATAAAAGCTGATGCAAAAACTGGAAAAGATGGACTTACTAGATATGGAAAAATTGAGGGAATGGATTTATGCTCTTTTGAAGAGTATATCCATAATGGAACAGCCACTACCCCAATAATGCCAAGTGATAAATATTTTATGGGAAGTAGTGAAGCAAAAGTATCTATTGAGTATGGAGCTTTGCCTGTAATAGAAAAGGGTCTAGTCTATATTGAGGCTAAAAAAGAGCTAGGCTATGTGGTAACAGATGAAAATAGTGAGAGTATGGTGGCAAAACATAAAACTGCACCTTTGGTTTGTCTCTCTCAATCTGACGCATTTTTAAGTTGTAAGGCTGTGTGATGAAAAAACTACTAGAGAGTATTGCTCTATATGCAATTAGAAAGATTTTAGAGTATTTCGAAAAGAAATACAAGGTAGAGAAAATTTCAGAAAAGACCCTTGAAAAAATCGCCTCCAAAATCAAAAAATAAGGGGGTTAAAAATTTTTCTGAATGGTTTAGGTTGCCTAAGACTAAAAGTCGATTATAGGCTAAATATAGGCTTTTTTAAGTGATTTGTAAGTTTTTGGAGTGATTTTTGGCAGATTTTGGCGAAATTTTGAGAGATGACTTAGAAAATGTCTTTTTTGATAGTGAAGAGTTTGCAAAAGAGGTAGTTCATAGATTTGAAGCTGGAGAGGAGACTCTAAAAGTTATCTTCGATACAAACTCCGAAATTATCCTTGAGGGTGCAAGTGAGTTTGGAGAGAGCATAGCCAATGTTCCATCTATCCTCCTAAGAGAGATAGATACCAAAAATATATCTTACTCCTCCATCTTTATTATAGACGAGGAGAGTTACAAGATGAGATACAAAAATAGAGAAGATAAAGATTTAGCTCGAATATATTTAGAAAAAAGGAGAGAAGCTTGAGAGAGATAATTATGAGTAGAGACTTTTCCAATAATGGAAAGCTTTATAAAAAGGGAGAAGTTTTAAAAATTCATGGAAGATTTAAAAAGGGGGATATTGACCCAATTTGGGCTGGAGCATTGATTGATAGAGGAGTAGCAAAGCCACATGAGCCTAAACCAAAAGTTAATAGACCAGTTAAGAAGTAAGCTCAAAGAGATAGAGGGGATTAAATCTGTCTTTGAGTGGCTATCTCGCCCTTTAGAAGAGGGGGAGTATCCAGCTCTAATTATTAGAGACCCTATTGATAAAGTAGCAAATGATAGGAGCTTAGAGGGAACAGAAAAGCACTCTCTATTAGTAGAAATTGATTTGGTTGTCTCTCCAGATGTCTATGAGGCAGTAGCTATTAGAGAGTTTATCCCAAAGGTAAAGGGGGCTGTTCGAGATGCAATTACTCAAGAGGATTTTTACTATTACGGCAGGTATTTGGGGCGTGAGATAGTAGGAGAACATAGAGACTATATATATCTTGCTTCAAGACTCAAGTTTGAAATTGAGTATGAAACAGAGAAATGGAGTGAAGAGTGAATTTAGCAGAGCTAGAGAGAAAGCTAAATAATATTTGTCAAATTGGGACTATTTCAGAGGTTTACACCACCCAACGCCCAAACGACCATGAGGATTATGCCCTCTATGCCAAGGTGGAAATAATGGGGAGAGTTAGCGACTTTTTTCCCATTATGGCACAAATGGGAAGTTTTAAAAAACACTATGTTCCACCTTATGTTGGAGAGCAGGTAATGGTGCTTTGCCCTTTTGGAAATGCCAATATGGGATATATCCTAAGAGGGATATATGAGAATGATAGTGAGCCTATTACGCATACTGAAAAAGATAGAGAGACCGAATATATAAAATATAAAGATGGAACAGAGATTGAAATATCTCTAAAAGACAAGAAAATAAAGATTGATACTCCAATGGAGATTGAGATTAAAACAGC